GAGGATTACAATGAGTCGTATTACTGATAGATTGAAAGGTTTAAATACTTTAAAAGAAATAGATAAAGAAAAATCTAAATATTTGGTTATTCATTATTCAAGCGAGAGTTTTTTTGCACTTGGTGGGAAAAGTCCAAGGATAACCTCAATTGCAGTCGAAAATCTCGAATTTGGTCAAACAGAGTTATTTGCAATTTATAAATCTGCTGAAGAAATGGGAATACCTTTTGACGAAATTGTTGATCGATACAACGAAATTGAAAAAGAGATGTTAGACGAATATTTCGACTTTTTAAGAAATAATAATAATAAGACGTGGTTGCATTGGAATATGAGAGATTCGATTTTTGGTTTTAAAGCACTAGAACACCGTTATCAAGTATTGGGTGGGCATCCTTTCTTACTTTCGGACAATCAACAAATCAATATTGCTTCTCTATTCAAAGAACTTTATGGACCAGATTACATCGAAGATAAAAAAATGGACCATCTTATGATTAAAAATACTTTAGAACCAAAACAATACCTTACTGGTGCTGCTGAGGCAAAAGCTTTTGAAGAAGGAAAATACTACGAATTAAGTATGTCTACATCTAGTAAAGTCCGTATGTTTACACAAATGGTTAATATGGCTATAGATAGAACTCTTAAGACTAATACTTCAGAAAAAGATTTGTATGGAGCATCTCTACGGGCATATTGGTACAGATTCAAAGAAAAACCGTACTTTGTACCAATTGCTTTTATTATTACCAATATAATTTCAGCTTTCATTGGTCATTTTGTGAGTAAAGGCCTTGGTGGATAGCTCTTCTAATTTTTTCTGCCAGTTTCATATCAATTGTTGTTGGTTCATCAAACCAATCTAATTCGAGATAGCCTATTATAGTGCTATCTTTTTTTAATTCTTCAATAACCCAATCGATATGTTCCTTAAATTCTTGAGTATAATGACCTGATTTTAGTATCAAACATATCCCTCCTAGAAAGCTCCTGGTTGATAGCCTTGTGTCGGTTGCGTCGGTTGTTGTGTAGGCGCTGACCAATTCTGTTGTTGTGGTGCTTGATAGCCTTGCGCTGGTTGTTGTAGCTGTTTGACAACTTCTGGTGCTTCTTTTATTGTGTAATAACTAGCATCTAATGGATAGAAACGGTCAACATCATTGTAAGTATTGTCTTTATATGTCCGATTCTTAATTTTGACTGCCCCTTTCGCACCAGTCACTAAATTCCAATTCATTTGTAACGGTGCACCTTTCACTTTTTGACCAATTGAAGCAAAGAAAGCTGATAACAAACCTTCTGTTGACGTATGCAAGTATAAATTGTTGAAAACAATCGCCGTCCCTTGTTCTGATTGAATTTTCAATTCCAATTTAGCCATATTACATGCTGGTAATTTAGATGTTGGTCCTGGTGTAAATCGTGCACGTTCAAATTTAACAACTTCAAAAATATAATCTCCTGGTGCTAAGACAATACCTCCTTCACTGTCTTGAACAATTGTGTCATCCCATCCTAATTCGCGGTCTTGTTGGTATTGTTGTGTCATTTATTTTTCCTCCTAAAATGTTTGTTGGTTTCTAATTTCTTTAATCATTGCGAAGACTTGCTCCCATGCAGCGACTAATACGCCGTCAATGTATCCTCGATCATAGTTCTGAATCGGTGTTCCTACAGGGTAGTAGCCTTTTGATTCAGTCGCTGCCATAATTTCCCCTGGCAACACATTGTTTGCTTGCATTAAATCCACTAAGTTTTGTGGAATGCCTGTATAATCGACAGATTCCCGTTCGAAGTTCGGTGTTGATTCCGTTGTTGAAGACTCTAATTTTGGCTGTTCTACGATTGGTTCTGGCATTGTCGTAGGTTGCGGTACTGCTTGTTGTTGACTAGCGAAAATATGTGCTATTCCAGAAAAATTCATATCCATTTCATCAGGTAAGCCAAAACGATTTTTTGCGTCCCATGCTGGATGGTGCGTTGTGTACATGACACGTTTACCTCCTTGTCCCTTAAATTTTTTACCTTTATCATCTGCAGCTACCGACAACGTTTTGTAATTGCAGAACAATACTGCATCCGCCCACTCCTTCGTAATTGAAGCAGTTTTAGCAGTGGTTTTATTTCCTAACTTTAATTCCCAACGATCATAGGCACCCATTTCATCCGGTTGTTCAAATTTCACAATTTTTGCATGGGCAGTAAGAACAATATTGATGCCAATTTCTGCTAAATCTGTTAATTTATTTAGAAATTTACCGAATACTTCTTCTAATTGAATAAATCCCTCACCATATCCAAACTGTGTGATACTGGTTTTATTCGCATTTGAAACAACGTAATCAATGCATAATCGTTCTGCCCAATCTGCTGTATCGATTATCAAAGTGTTGCAAGGCATCGTTTGTTTTACAAAATCGATTTGTTGCAGCAACATAGTCCAGCTTGATGGTTTATCTAAACGAGCGACGTCCATATTATTGGTACTGCCTTCCGTGTCAATAAATAATGGATTAGGAAATTGTGCAGCTAATGTTGATTTACCAATCCCTTCTGGTCCGTAAATTACTAGCTTTTGTGCTTTAGCAATAACTCCTCGCGTAATATTCATATTTAAAATGCTCCTTTCGTCCACGTTGGTGTTGTATTAGATGTTGCTTGTTGAGGTGGTGTTCCGCCCTCAAGTAATTTATTTTCAGTTACATAGCCATCTTCAATAATAATGCTACATTCATCGCCCGTTGAAACACGTGTTGCAATTGCTTGCAGTCCTTCTTGCTGTAACCACTGACTAAATTCGTTCAGCGTAATCATATCCATTTGTTCCAATTTATCCAGCAAGACAAAACCGCATTCTGGTTTCAACTTACGAACAATGGCAGTAGATACTTTTAGCTGATCAGAACCGCTCATGTTGTCCCACTGTTGGCCGTTGTAGATTAATTCTCC